CCATGGTTTAAACCAAGTTCCCTTAGTTGAAACTTCGTAGGCAGCCTTTGCATTTACCTCAGGATTAAATAAATCTGAGTTTCTTTGTATATGGAATTGCTTTAAACGATTTTTTCCCATATTTGGGCTGGAAGGATCGTTGTTTTTCATGTTAATTTGAAATAGACCGTATGACTGATCTCTACCTTTTCCATTATAGGCATTTGCACGCCCCTGAGATTCAGCCATTGCAATAGCAAAAGCTGTATCTAAACTTTTGCCTTTAAATCCAGCGCGACGTAGAATATCAATAAGACCTTTACGACTTCCACCCGCCATACCAGAGGTATCGCCTAGAACACGGTCATTAGAGTTATCGATTAAAGCATTTGGATCATGGTTTAGATATGTTGACCTTTTGTGGTTTGCATACCAACCTTGAATATCGGAATAACCTACGGCGCTGCCTTTTGCTAGATCCCCATTTAACAAAGAGGTTAGCGCAGGGCTGCTCATAGAGTTTGTAATACCTGAAGCTTGTGAATTACTGAAGAACGCTGAGAATGGGTTGGTAATATTACCAAAAGCATTATTTCTTGCTTGACGATTGCCGGTTAAAAAACCTACCGCGCCTTTAGCAAAGTTAAGGCCGTCTTTCCACAGACTAGATAAAAAGCTTCCAGTTTTTCCAAAGAATCCTTGTGGGTTTACTGTTTTTCCGCCCCTAATAACTTCTGCGTGAAGGTGAGGGCCGGTAGAGTTACCAGAACCAGCTGCGCCCTTAAGACCACCAGACTTACCGATAATTTGTCCACGCTTAACATGTTGACCCATGCGAACCAAAACTTGACTTAAGTGAGCATAGCGTGTTGAAACTCCGCCATGATCAATCGTTATGTAATTACCCCAACCAGCTTTATCGTTTCCTATTTGGGTAACTACACCATCAGCGGAAGCAGTAATGTGCGTTCCTACTGCTGTTCCGTAGTCAATACCTGGGTGGAATCCTGGTTTTACACCGTGTCCTCCTGGACGATTTCCATAAGGAGATGTAATAGGTGTGCCTGATGGAACAGGCATAGACATTGCAGAAGCTCCGCCTCCGGACCCTCCGGTATTTCCATTACCGCCGGAACCATTTGAAGGTCCTCCACTAAATAGTCCTTCAAGAAGTCCAGCACCACTTCCCAATACTGCACCAATAGGTGCGCCTACTCCACCAAACAAAGCACCAATAGATGTACCGATAAGTGCATCCTTGCCCATGTCGGCTAAAACATTTCCGGTTTTTCTAACTCCCGGATGATTCTTTGCAAGGCTTGTGCTGTTTGCCAAAGACTGCATAAGCTGCATAGCCATTGCGCCTACGCCAGCTTTCATACCAAAACCGCCACCACCAAATAGTTTGGATAGTCTTCCACCAAACATGTTGGATAGTCTTCCCCCTGAAGTAAAGCTTCCGTTTGCCATTAATGGGCCAATAGGTCCTCCCCCAGTACCTCCGCCCATACCCCCGCCAAAACCGCCACCCATGCCCATAGATTTAAATGTTTTTGCCATCAATGCGTCAGATAGCACTTGGCTACCAATTCCCATACCCATACTTCCAATACCGGATAGGGTTCCGCCAACGTTTCCTGCGGATGGGAACGTTTGTAGCATTCCCTTCATGCTCATTAAGCCATAAGTTACTGGGCCCAATGCCTTTGCTAAATCTGCAAGTCCCTGATTAACTGCAGCTACTGTATTAAGGGATAAGTTATACCCGTTTACTAATCCGCTCTGAGTATTTTGTAAAAGAGCGTTTTCGCTGTTATTAAATTTAAAGTTTGCTCTAATTGGGCTGTTACCTTCAACACCCATAGCGTTTAATGCTTGGTTTGCACTACCAAGATCTTTTTTAGTAAGGGCGCTGCCCTTTGTTGCCCTAGTAATAACCGCCATAGCAATGGTCTGCATTAAGTTAGTGTCTCCACCAGTAAGCATCATCAATGTTTGGTAACCCTTTGAGTTTGGGTTAAGCAACATAGCCGCTTGCTGTTGGGTAACTTTACGTCCACCGTACAATACAGTGTATACAGAGTTAACAATCTGATTTATAGGAAGAAGATTTCCCTGATTGTCGCGAATTCTAATGCCGCCACGTAGAAAGCCCATACCATTAATGCCGGCAAGGCTTGAGGCTACCTGCTCGTTGCTGCCACCCGTAATGGCGCTAAGACCGCCAATGCTTGACATGATGTTCTTTGAGCTTAAAGAACTAGCTGTATATCCGCCCTGATAAAAGAGATTGGCAGCGGCTGCAGTGGGGCCTCCAGCGCTTGTGGCGCCGTTTACAAGGCGATTAGACTGGGATATGACCTGGTTGGCCTTCATACCACTAAGGCCTGCTACGGAGTCCGCATACATCCTTTGCGCGACCGCTGACATGGTATTTGGAGCCATGCTCATTCCAATAGACGCGGAGGCAATTCCGGCTAAGCCAACTTTTTGGCCAGTACTTAAGCTACCAAAAGCGGCTGACATTGTTCCAAGGCCTAGTTTACCGCCGCCTGGTCGGCCAGATGATGCGCCCATGGAAGCGGCAGCATCTGCAAAGTTTTTCTTTACGCCCTCAGAGCTTTTTTCAACATCTCCCATATCTTTTTTGATACGGGCAACTTCTTTCTCCACACTACGAAACATTGCTTCTTCATCGTCGGGAGAGATGAGGTTCTGACTTGCCATGGTTAATCACCGCCTTACCTAATACGTAGTATCCACATTGTTCTCTCACGAAAAGAGAACGATCTTATATCTTGCAGAGTCCAGCCTTGGTAGGCTTTCGAGAGCAGGTCATACGATTCAATTAATGTTTCGTAATCTAACTCACTCTTGAAACAGCTCCGCTAGGGTTAGCGGGAGCGGTACCTCCGAGCCGCAGGCACTGCAGGTTTTTTTAATTGCTCCGAGTTGTGGACCAGGGTTGCGGTCTGATATTGCCTTAAGTATATCTCTACGGTCTTTGATTCCAAGGTCTTTAACCACCTTTGGATTTAGGACCGGCATTCCATTAATTGATGTTACGCAGCCGTTTAGGATAATAGTGTCTAACTCAGCCGCATTCTTATTTGAGGCGTTTACTAAGGCTTTTTGTACAGAGCCGTTAGGTAATGACACCTCTACGTCGCCTACTTTGCATTTTAAAGTGAAGTGGCGATCTGCTTCATCTAATTCGCGGATTTCTACGTCCTCGTTTAGATTAATTGTAAAAGTCTGTTCCTCAGAGCAGGAGGGGCATAATCCCGGCCCAACTTGAGTTTCTTCTCCAAATGTAACCTTACGAATAGCCAATAGAAGCATCTCTCGATCTCCAGCTAACAGGCTATCTAGTACATCTTTATTGGCGGGTTTGCCGCCGATTGTTTCTACAGCTCTATCTAAAATTGCTAGCAGAGACTTTCCAGGGTCTGCAATCTTTGCGATTGCTTCTTCATCGGCTCCGGTAAGTTCTCTTACCTGGGCGGTTTTGATCATTCCTTCAAAAGGATCATCAATTCCTCCAGGCAGAGTAACCTCTGAATCAGAGGGAGAGGCAACAGGAAGTTTTTCTTGTGCCTCTGCCCCCCGATCAGAAAGAGCATCTTCTACGAGTTTATTGGCCATAGCCGGTGAATCCACCGCGCTAATCTTTGTTTCAGTTGCCATCTTGTGCACCTATTCTTTATATTAGTTTGTGAAAGGTAATGCGCTTGTTGTGTAGTCCTTAGCCATGATTACATCAAAGCCTTCATGAACGAGGGTCATTTCCTCGACCATAAGTGTGCTCTGACCTGCATCAAGGTTGCTGTAACCAAGGTTTGCGATCCAAGCATTATACACTCGGAAGCGCATGGCTACGTGCTGGGTCTCATCAGTAGACGCAGTAACTCCACCAGCTTGGTTAAATCCAGCTGGGTTTGGGTGACTCAAAACTGCGATGTCGACTGTGCAACGGAAGTCTGCACCTACACCTGCTGTAGCATTCGGAGTAAGGATTGTGAACAATCGCTTCATCCATGCTTGGTTTTGAGTCTGTCCTAACATCTGTCCGTGGGACAAAGTGATAGGTGTGAAAGATGACTGACCAGGAATCTGGTGCACGTTAGTGTTATATCCACCTTCGCGGTACGCAATAGGCTCTGTTGAGACGCTTAGTCCCGATAGAGACACAAAGCCCATTTGGTTCCACTTAGCGACATCCCACTTACCGTCATCGGTATTAGGGGTAATGGTCACCAAGAACTTAAACGTACGGATTGGATCCGTTGTTAAGCCTCTCTTGATGTTGTCAATCGATAATGCGGCCATTGTCTATATCTCCTTATGCCGTAGCGTTTCCAGTAAGTTGACCGATTTTGATGATTACAAATTCGGCAGGATATTCAAGAGCAACACCAATTTCAATATTTACTTTGCCGGCCATAATGTCCTGCATATTGTTGTTGGAGCTGTTGCACTTAACGTAGTAAGCGTCAGTAGGCTTGTTTCCACGCAAGCCACCTTGCTGCCAGTAGGTTCCTAGGAAGGTTCCCAAAGCAACGCTAATACGGTTCCAAAGCTGAGCATCGTTATTCTCAAATATTGCAAATGAGGTAAGATCCTTGGCTTCTTTTTCAATGTACGTAAGAGAACGACGGACGTTGATGTAGCGTCCACCTGCTGTGTTCTTTAAGGTACGTCCACCCATGATTACGATACCTGCACCAGGAACCTGGCGGATAGCGTTAATAGGGAGAGTTGCTGAGTTGATTGTGTCGAGCTCAGCATTAGAGAATTGATGGTCTGTAGCAACTGCAAGAGCAATCTGGTTAGTCAAACCAGCTGGTGTCTTGAATACGCCACGAGAAGCGTCTGTTGCAAGATACTGACCAACTACTGCCCCACCTGGAGCCTGAACACGAGTTGCACCTGGTGTTGCTTTAAGTGCGTCTGGAATTAAAACCCATGGGTAGTAAATAGCGGCGCAGCCACCATCTGAGCTAGCAGCATAGCTTGATGCTAGGTCTGATACAAAGGTCTGTGCATCTGTTACTGATAGGTTGTCTGGTGTATCAAGAACTACAAATGCATCTCCGCGAGCAGCTGCGTATGTTACTAGATCTGATTCAATACCGATTACGTTTGAACGGTCTGTTCCAGAACCGGTAGATGTGTTATAAAGATAAGCAGCATCTGGGTTATTGAATACTAGTGGGTTTTGAATTGGGTCAAATGTTGACAGTGCTGCGTTGTACAAAGTACGTGTAGGGGTTGAACCGTCTGCACCTGCAGAAGTTGAACCTAGAGCATATAGGGTTGCTCCGATTACAGGCATATTTGTTGGCGCTGCAGATGCTGAGCTCTGGTTGAAGAGAGCAACAAATGAAGATTGAGTATTAACAACAGATACAAAGTAGCGAGGATCTGTTGGATCCATGCTTAGATCTGTGTAGGTCTCAAGAAGGTTAGAGGTTGCGTTTCCCGCAATTGTTGGTGCTCCGTAAACAGAGAGACCAAAGCGTGTTGCAACGCCAGCAGGAGTAATTTGAACAGCTAAGCTGTTACCCCAAGTA